TCCGGGTTTGTTTGGACTTCGGCCCACGTGGTCATCGTTGTGGCCCCTACTTCTTCCACAGATGCGAATAATCACCGCTCTGTGGGGGGCCAGTTGGTGCCGGCGTAGCAGCCCCTGTACCTTCGGCCCCCTGCGCCGCAATCCCCGCAGGCGAATCCGGCTTCGGTGCCACAGATTCCTTGAAGCTGCGCATGATGTCATCCCGCACAGTATCCGGAGATGTTTTGGCAGCCTCGATCTCGGATTTCATGATATCGATGACCGCTTGGAAGCCTTCTTGATCCGTAGCTGCGTTGAGCAGCTTCAACGCGCGCTGACGTGCGGCCTCATGAGGCACACCGGTGGGATTGATTGCGCGAGCATAGACGTTTACTGTCGTGTCGATTGCCTGGGCGAAGCGACCAATTGCGGGGTCCGATTTGTATTTTTCAAAGTTCTGAACGATCTGATTGACCGGCACCCACTTGCCCCGTGGCACGGCCAACGATGCTTTCTCAACAATGGGAAAGACCTTAGAGGCTTCGGTCGAAGCAACATCAATCGCCGCCTGCCGTGTTCCGACTGCACGTTCTTCGGCCATGAAAGCGTTGAATTGACCCATGCGTCCGGCAATATCGGCCGGCGTCAATCCTTCTGCCTGGGCTTCCTTGCGAATCGCGCGGCGCATGTTGGCGATGTTGGCTGCACCGGCATCTCCACGGCCCAAGTTCTGTAGCACAGACTTGTCACCGGCCAGGTATTGCTTGGCCATCGGCAGCAGATCCTCATCATCGAGGATGGCCGCCTTCTTCATTTCGTTCTTGATCTTGGCCTGCACCTCTTTATCCGAGATACTCCGCGAGTAGTCCTCCTCGCGCTTGGCTGAGATGTCGGTCGCCCTTTCCCGGTTGGCCTCCGCTTTGTCCGCCGTGTCCTGTTTATGAAACTCCAACTGCGTTTTCAGAGCAGCGGCTCCCTGCTTGGAGCGCTCCGCGATCGATCGCAGGAATTGCGGATCAAACTTTGCATTCTGCTGGATCTGCTGGAGATCTTGGGGCCCCAAAACCGGACTGCCATCCGGCAATTTAGCCTGCGCAAGCTGCTGGATGGCCTGCTGATAGCGCGGTTGCATCATGGCTGCAGCCAAAGCGGGGGATGCACCCTGTTGAATTTGCTGGTCGTACTGTCCTACCAGTCCCGCGACCGCACCTCCGATCAGGTCGTTCTTCACCTCCATCATCTTGTATTGTTGAAGCTGCAAGTTACCCTTCGACTCTTGCAGGCCTTGCATGGACTTCATGAACGACATCGCCTGATCAGGTAAGCCGGCCTGAGTCAGCTTCTCTGCCGCTTTGGTGACATCCTGCGGACTATCGAGCTTCACACCCTTCAGGACGTTGCGGGCTTTCTGACTATCCTGATAGGCCTCTTTTTGTTCAGTCGCCTTAAGTTGATTCGTGGCGAGCGTGATTCCCTCTTGTTTCGCCGCAACCGGATTTGGCGCCATATCCGGAATTTGGCTGATGATGGATGGATCGAATGCCATTGCGTTATCCGCCGCCGAATGTAGTCGTTACGCCGGGTTCATCACCTAAGTAGGTGGTTGTCCCAGTACTTGGAGCGCCGTAGTCATAGACCGGCGTTGCTGCTGGAGCGCCCTGACCGGTGGGATTGAGACCCTGAAGGGTTTGCCATGTGGTGTATTGATTCGCGGCGTTCCCCACGGACTTCGTGATCCCCGCAACCGTGTTCGCATCAATACCTGCTAACGTATTCCCCTGATTGATCAGGGCATTGGAGATGTTGTTTGCCGCATTCCCGATGTTGGCGGCTTGCCCTGCTGCGGCAGCCTGTCCCGTATTCACCGTATTTTCAAGATTTCCAACCGACTGCTGATACGTCGTATCGGCGAGACCTTGGTTGAATTTGGAGAGTGCTTCAAGCGTATTACCGGAGAGGTTCATGCCCTGCGCATTGGCGGCATTCAAGGTATTCTGCGTGCCTTGCTGCTGCTGGAACTGATACCCTGGCGTCTGACGCAACGCATCGGTCGGATTCACGCCCGGCGTCAGCCCCAGAAGGTTTTGTAGTTGCGGAATCGCGCTTTGCCCCAACTGACGATAGGGAGCCGAAAGTTGCGCCTGTTGATTCAGTGCGTTCTGTTGTTGCTGGATGGCCGCATTGCTGGCCGCCTTGGTGGCCCCAGCCGCTTCACTTCCCGCAACGGCAGAACCGGCGGCGCCGACCACGGCAGCGCCCGCGATCGCTGCGGCAACCATTATTCTGTCTCCTCAAAGAATTTGCTGTAGTACCGCTCGACTTCGGTGTATCCGAGCCTCTCAAACAACCAAGAGGCATCCTTGTGAAGCTTCGAGCCCACAAACATGCGTTGCACCCCCCGGCGACGCGCTTCCGCCTCGACCGCCTTGAACAGTTGCAGTCCCCCGCCATGCCCACGGAATTCTGGAGCGATCCAGAAGATGTCCTCCGTGAGCGTCAAACAGGTGCGGTAATGCAGACCGGGGGCGATAAAACCCACGAAGTAGCCGACCAAGCGGCCCGCATCACGGCCGGCAATGAACATCACCTCACCCTGCGCATCACGAGCGAGATAGATGTCGTATTGGGGATCGAGAGGGACCTTGTCTTTATCGAGAGCCAGTTCTTCCCAGTGGCGCGGGAAATGGGGCTTCAATTCTTCGAGTCGCTCGGTGAGTGACTCGACCGCAAACGTGATCATGTGGGTTGGGTCGGCAGCTCGCCTTTGAATGAGAAACGCGATGTGCGGATATCAACAATCAGATGCAGACGATCGGACGCACTGTTGTTCACGACCTCATGCTCCAGCTCATTCCTGAAGAACCAGGCCTCGCCGGTTGACATCTGTACCTGCTCATCGCCGCAGCGGAATTGACACCCGGGCAGTCCCTGTACACAGAAGTGATAACGATCCCAGTAGTTCGCGTGCTCAGGTGTATCCGCGTGAGGATAGATGCGGCCTCCGGGTCGAATCCGATTGATCATCACCCGTCCGAGCCTTTCCCCTTCGACGGTTCCCATCAAGCTGAAGATCAACTTGCGCGCGGCGGTGAGGTGAAGCGCGCCATCCATCCAGACGCACTCATGTGGATCCTTCTTCGAGCGCTCCAGCTCCGACACGGAGCAGGGTGGGAAGCGCAAAAAGATGGTGTCGACATCCTGGAACGGGCCTTGCGGGTAGTCCCGCAGGTAGGTATCGGCTTTCCATAGTTCCGGCTGCCGCGTGATTTGCAGCATCAACGGTTGCATGTCGATGCCTGAAGCCAGGCGCAAAAAATTGCGCACTACACCATGGCTCCAGTGGCATCGACCCACACAGTAGGGTTTATTTGTAGTACAAACACGGGTTTCCCCAGAGTGGTATCGAAATACTGTTGCCCGACATAGAGCGGGTTACGGCTACTGTTAACGGGTCGATCCGCGCTTGAGCCACTCATCCCAACCGGCCCCAACCAATCGTGGATCGAGGAGAAGAACGCCTGGTAGACCTGGGTCAGCCGACGATTGCTGTCTACAATCACCGGATCGGTCGGGATCGGGTTGATCGGCATCAGTGCTGGGGACGCTCGGTGATCGAGAGCGCCCCTTCCGTAATGACAAACTTCACCGGATCGGTCATGCGGATGCGGAAAGTCGCATCACGCGTTGAGCCAAAGCGCCGCCACACCACCCGTGTCAGGTACTGTCCCACAAGACCTGAGGAGACCCACCGCTCCGCGCTCCACGTGCGGCCATTGTCCTTGCTGTACTGGAGCATGATCTGCGGATTGGTACCCTGCCCAGTCTGCAGTCCAACTCCCGTCTCCATGTCGATGTAGACCTGGCTAACCCGCACCCGGTTGAAGTTGGATAAGATGTGTCGGGTGATGATCTCCCGGGGAATAATCTGCCCGTTGTCCGTATACTGCGTATCAGACATCGTATAGATCTGGTTCGTCGCGTAGTCCGAAAACAGAATCGCCCCGGCGTAATAGGCCGATAGATTCGCCCAGTGGCGGGTTGGAACAACTGAGCTTCCGGTTTGCACTTCGGACCACAATCCAGTCGAGGTGTCGTAGAGAAATGAGCGGTTCGCACTCGGGAAGCTCACCTGATAGAACTTGTGCTTGCCGCGCTCGTATGCGAGTCCCACCGCATCCGAAACGGTGGGGAAGGCGTTGATGATGAATTCGAGATCCGGGTTACTGATGACCTGGGCGTTGTAGCCAATGAGTTGTACGAACTGGACTTGGCCCTCGCGAGTCTGTGCGAGAAAGATAATCGTCTGATCCACATGCGCTCGGGAAAACAGCGCCGCCAGGCCAAATTCGTTTGCGGCCGACAGGATCGGCGCAAAGGGTTCGGGCGCAAGTCCCGCGTTCTGCCAAAACTCCATATGCAACTGGCAGAAGATGATGAGGTTGCCCGAGAGGTTGTCGACCGCCAGGATGTTGTCCGAGTAGGACGAGGTAGAGGCAAAGGCCAGTGCATCCCAAGTCGAGCCGTCATTGACATTCGATACCCAAAACACTTGCGAGCCCGGCTGCTCGGCGACAAAGAAGCCAGCAACAAACGTGCACGTGCGGGCTCCGGCAGGGAAAGCGGGCGCGAGCGTGGTGAAAGCACTCGTGGCCGGCGTAAAGAGATACCCTGCCGACCCATCAGCGATCACCACCTGCGTGGGACTGAACGCCATCGACACCAGTCCCGAACTCGTCCCCAACGTCCCGGTTGCTAACACAGCCCCGCTTGAGGTCACCGATTGAAACTGGTTGTAGGCCACCAGATACAAGGCGGACTGCGTGCCCAGAAACCCTCTGAGCGGCTGGCTCAAGGGCGTGGAGGCTTGGAACCTGGCCACCAACCCCGGGGTTCCATAGATCGCTACGCGGGTCTTATCGCCGTCCTGGCGGTTCTCAAGGTACACATTCAACCGCCGTTGACGGGTGACGACGTAGCTCTGGCCGGCGATGCCAGACCCAAACAAAGGGACGATTCTCAAATGTCCACCCAACTTTTGTTGCGTCGGATGTGAGATATGTGCTGGCTGCTGACACCGTATCGCTCTGATAAAATGCTGAGGCTATCGGAGGATCTACGGATTTCAACAACCTGATCACGAGACAGCTTTGCGCGGCCGTGCCGCCACTTCGACATCATGTCGCCAGTGTTCCGCTTTGGCGTGCCGAGGAAGAGGTGATCGGGATTTACGCAAGAAGGCGTGTCGCAAGAGTGGCATACCAACGTCTTTCTCGGTATCTCTCCCTTGTTAATCTCGTATGCGAGGCGGTGAGCCCTAATGGGTCTACCGTCAATTGTAATTGTTCCGTATCCGTCTTTATCCCGATAGCCAGTCCAGAGCCAACATCCACAATCGCCTTTCTGTACGAAGGCATAAAACCGAGACAACAGGTCCTTTTGTCCGAATCTGCCATCGGACAACCTATTCGGGCTTCGATCAGCCATTTACGGACTAAACGGACTCTCCGCGTACGGCTGGAAATAGAAGGAGGTGGTCTCCGTATCCGCTTCCCGTGCCATCGCCATCGCTTCGCGGTAGTTCTGATCCATGTCCGGCGTCCAGATCGCATCGAACATCCCGCAGATCTCGCGCGCCAGACCCCAACACAGCGGTCGATACCACTGCTGTGGATACTCCGGGTTGTCTCCTGGGTTGTTGAAGTCCATCACTGGGCGCAGATAAACAAGGTGCAAGTGCTTGGTGACGTCCTGGGCACCGCCCACGTCGATGTACAGCTGCCCATTGCCGTTTATCGCCGAGAGCCCATTCGTGAACTGCGACTCGTAATAGAAGGCGGTCGGATCGGAGGTAAAGGTCGTCTGGGTCTTGCTCGGCAGGATCTCGTAGTCCTGAAGTGTCATGCGATTCAACGGGGTATCGTTATTGTTGATATCCCGCAAGATGCAGGTGACGATCTCAAGCGGACGCTGCGCTTTGGTGGTGTAGTTCCACACATACGCATTACCGTTGGCGGAGTTGGGGATCCCCGGGCTTGGAATGGTGAAGGTCTTCGCCCCCGTGTTGATGCTTGAGATCGTGGTCCAGAAGATATCCAGGTTGATCTGAATGCCGACGTAGTCACTGACGTTCATCTGCGACACTTGCAGCGCGGTGAGCGTGGTAGCGCCGGCTGCCGCATTCAAGGTCAGTTGCGTCTGAGCGTAGGTTTGTCCGAGCCCGCCGCCCGTGACGGCGGCGGCCCAGTTATCTCCCGTGGGACCCAACTGATACTGGAATTTGGTGTTACCTAAGAAGAGATCCCCTCGTTGGCGGGTCCACATCTTGAGTCCGGGCGCAAAATCCATCGTTCCTTGCCATTGCTTAACCAACATGTTGAGTTTCCGCGCGCAGTCGGTAACTTCCTGCGCCGTTGGGACTTCCGATTCACCAATCGCCCCGATATTCAACATGGCTTCTTTGATGATGTCATCGCGGGTAACGCTGAATGACCAAGTGCCGCTTAGTGCCATCGACGCCCTCTACGGATTTGCCAAATGTGTCCGTACGTGACACCAAAGCGCTTTGCCAAAGTCGTCATTCTCTCGTCGCTCGCTCGAATCTGAGCTACTGCCTGAGCAGTAAGCCGTGCCATTCCATTGCTTTCGCCGGGTTGCCCTACCTTGCGATCGCGACCCTTGGCGATCATGTCGTCGCTGTTGTCTTTCTTTGTTCCAAGAAAGAGATGGTGCGGATTTACGCAGAGAGGATTGTCACAGCGATGCAGAACACACAAACCTGGAGGGATAAGCCCGCAGTGAAGCCGCCATGAAATTTGATGGGCTCTGACAACCTTTCCGTTTCCATCGCCGATGCATCCATATCCGTTTATCGTGGATGCGATCCATATCCAACAGCCACGACGAGGGTGCGGTATCCACTTCTCGTGGAACCGCTCCCTCAAGGTGCCTCTCATCTATGCCACCTTGGTGACCGACAATCCCTTACGCTCGCGCTCGGAGACAATCGCGTGCCAGATCACCCGATGCGCCCACTCAACACTGATATCAGCCTGACACTGCGCGATGCCCTCCGTCGTCTGCCTGCAGTGTTGCCACCCGTAATGCAACTGATGACAAGCCGGAGCCTCGTTATTGCCCCGCCCCGGGCACACGGTGCTTTTGGATTCCAGCACATGCGTATTGACCCAATCTCGCGTCAGGTTCTCATCGGTCGAGTGGGAAAGGAAAACGACTTTGGGATAGGGCAGATTGGCAGCGGCATTCAACACGCCGGTCTCAGGCCCGATCAACAGATCGACATCCTGAACAAAGGAAAGCGATTCTCGGATAGACCACTTCCCGCACCGCCGGTGCACCCGCTTCTCGTTCTCCCATCCCTGCTCCAAGATGCGACCCGCATCCCCGCCCAGTAGAACAAACTCGATATCTGGGAACTCAAGCAGCACGGTTGCAATGATGTTATCGAGCCCTCCCCATGTTTTATGGATGGAACTGCCGTTCACACACCAGGCGATGACGAACGTGCCCAGTTTGTTGCGCTCGCGCCGGGCCCACTGTTTCTCATCTTCGGTCGGATAGAAGCGCACCTGCGGCAGATGCGGCACCTGTGCAATCTCGTGTTGGATCTGCAAATAATTATGGTTCAGCATCGAATGCCGGAGCCCCGGAGGCCATTCGTGCAGCGCCCGGCCCGGCAACGCCAGGAATGAGCCCTCAACGGACTCGGAGAGCTGGACCCACTTGTCGTATTTCTTGCGGTGGTACTCCCAGAACTCACCCAGCAGGTGATTCGGAACCTGATCCTTGTCCTGGATATAGAACTCATCAATGTTGGGGTCGTTTTTGACCACATCATCTCCGGGCGGGCTCGTGAAGAGAGTGATGTGATAGCCCTGGCGCTTGAGTCCCGCGAGAACCGATGAGGCCTGCAGCAAGTCACCGAACGCTCCGTAACGCACCACCGCGCACGTTTTTGCTTTCGGTTTCTCCTTGCGCCAACTGAAATGTTGGCCGGAGCCCACCTTCTGGAAGACAAAATACAAGGAGTACTCGGTCGCCTGATTGCGCTTCTGGAAATCCACCAGATCCCAGGACGTCCCCGAGGC